TGCGAAGAGTACGACTACTTCACTTATATATCCACTATGGAAAGCTGCTTTTAAGAGAAGTGACGAAGATTTGTTTATAGTTATCATATCTGAGTCTCAAACACAGTCTATTAATTTTTTAAGTCGTATTAAGTATCATTTAAATATGTCCGATGCATTTAGGTCAATGTTTGGAGAAATGGGACCCTTAACTGCAAAGAGATGGACGAATAATGATATTATACTTGCTAATGGTACTCGTATAGTAGCTGTTGGTACAGGACAGAGAGTTAGAGGTTTTATTGAGGGAGATACCCGTCCTAATCTAATTATAGTAGATGATTTCGAATCTGAGCTTAATGCATTTACCCCAGAAGCCAGGGCAAAGAATAAGAAATGGATGACTGAAGCAGTAATACCCTCATTATCAGATGATGGCAAGGTAGTAATGATTGGAACGGTTATATCAGAGGATTGTTTCCTTTATTGGATTAAAGAGAGTAAAGCCTGGAAAGTATTATGGTATTCTATTTGGGACGATGATGAAAAGAGCTTATGGCCAGATAGATTCCCTAAAGAACGGATATTGCAAATAAAAGAAGAATTTGCGAGTATTGGAAATCTTAATGGTTTCTATCAGGAATATATGAATATTGCTCAGTCTCCTGATAATGCACCTTTTAAACCCGAATGGGTTAAAATGCATCATTATGATTTTGAAATAAGAGATGGACAGCCATGTCTAATTAGAACTGTAGATGAAAAAGAAACTGTGATTCCAGTAGAAGTATATTCGGGAGTAGATCCTGCTAGTAGTTTATCTGCTAGAGCAGACTATTTTGCTATTGCTACTATTGCAGTAGATAATGAAGATAATAAGTATATAGTAGATATGGTAAGGGATAGACTTTCTCCTTCAGAGCAACCTCAGAAGATAATAGATGTATATAAGAAATTTAAACCAAGAAGAGTGAAGATTGAAACAACTGGATATCAGGAGGCTTTGAGAACAGGAGTAAGGTCAATTATGAAAGAAGATGGGTTGTATATACCTGGTTTAGAAAAAGGAGTAAAGCCTAGAACAAGGAAATCAGAGCGATTATTGTCTTTAGTGCCTATGTTTGCTAGGGGTAAGTTTCATTTTAGACCTGAGGATATTAAACCACAACAAGAATTTTTATCATATCCTAGGGGAAAACATGATGATGTAATGGATGCAATATGGACAGCATTAGACGGGGCTAAGCCTTGTAGATTAAAGGAATTTAACAATGAGAAGACAGGCAAGAAACAAAAAAAGAAATTTCTTGACTGGCTTACCATGTAAGGAGTATATTTAGTATATGGCATATTCGGCTAAAAAGAAGCTTTCAGGCAAAGCTTTAGTTGACGAAACTTTAGATCTATGGCAGAATTATGGCAAGAAGCGTGATAACTGGGCGCAACATGCCAAAGAAGATAAAGAGTTTAGATTAGGTCGTCAGTGGACGGCAGAACAAGAAGAAACTCTCAAAGCTAGGGGCCAAGCTCCTATAGTTGTTAATAGAATACATCCAGCTGTTGAAGCTGCAAAATCATTAATGACTGCTAATAGACCTTCCTTTAGGGTAGCCCCTAGAGAAGATTCCGATAATAAAGTAGCGACTGTTATGTCAGCGATGTTGTCTTATATGTATGATATCTCTGATGGTAGATCTATTATACGTCGAATGATTGACGATTATTATGTTATGGGTTTAGGATATATTCATGTATATCAAGACCCAATGATGGATATGGGCAAGGGAGAGGTATGTATGCACGATATAGACCCTCTTGATGTTTATGTAGACCCTAATAGTAGAGATAAGTTTTTTGAAGATGCGGAAAATATAATTGTTTCTAGGTTATTTACTAAGGAGCAAGCTGCTAGCTTATATCCTATGTATGAGAAATCTATTAAAAATGCAAATAATAATACTGCTGATTTTGATCACGATAGACCAGAAACAGGCAGAGCTAATGATAGTGCTGTACACTTCCCTGAGGATGTAGACAGAACTACAGATACTGAATATCTTAGGGGTTATGAGCGATATTATAAAGTTATGGTAAATAAATATCGTATATATGAAGTCTTTACAGGTAAGGAATTTTTATTTGACGACGAAGAATATGCTGAATATCTAGAAAGAAAAGCCTGGTTAATACAAGGAAAGATTATTACTAATGAAAAAGAGGCTATGGAATTAGTCTCTCAATTAGAAATGGCTCAGCAACAGAAAAGAGCACAGACTAGACAGTTAATGGATCAAGAAGGTTTTACTGAAGAGGCGGAGACTCCCTCACCAGAACCAATTGAAATACAAGAAGTTACCTTTGATGAACTTATAGAGAGAGGTGCTATACAGTCTGTTCAGATTCAGGTTAAAAGAGTGCATATGTGTGTTATTATGGGTGATAAGCATCTCTATAGTAGAGAATTGCCTATTGATAAATACCCTATAGTACCATTTATGAGTTTACATACCCGAACTCCTTATCCTCAATCTGATGTTAGAATGGTGAAAGGTCTTCAAGAATATATAAATAAGATGCGTTCTTTGATAGTAGCACATGCAACAACTAGTACAAATACTAAAATATTAGTACCAGAAGGTAGTGTAGATATGTCTACATTTGAGGAAAAATGGGCACAACCTGGTGTTGCCATTCCATATGACCCAACGGATGGCGCTCCTATGCCTGTTCAACCTACTCCACTTCCTAACGAGTTGTATAGTGGTGAAACTAATGCTAAAAGTGATATTGATCATCAGTTAGGACTATATGAAATGATGATGGGAAATACGGCAGCCGCTCCACAAACTTATAAGGCTACTATCTCATTAGATGAATTTGGACAAAGAAAAATTAAATCTAAATTAGCTGATATAGAATCTGGATTAACTAAGCTTGCTCAAGTGGCTATACCACTTATGCAGCAATTATACTCTACTGAGAAAGTATTTAGAGTAGTACAACCTAATAATTCAATAAGTGAATTTATGGTTAATAAGAAATTAATAGATGATAAAACTGGAGAAATACAAATTTTTAATGATATAACAGTAGGGCAATATGATGTAGTATATATCTCTGGTAGTACCCTACCTTCAAATAGATATGCTGAATTAGAGTTTTATATGGATGCTTATCAGAAAGGTATTATTGATAGAACTGAAGTTCTTAAGAAAACAGAAGTATTCGATATGGAAGGTGTAGTACAAAGAACAGATGAATTAATGCAGTTGCAAGGATCATTGCAACAAGCACAACAAGAAATTAAGAAATTACAAGGTGACCTGCAAACAAGAGATAGGGAATCTGTAAACTTAAGGAAAAAAGTAGAAGTTGAGAAGTTTAAGAGCGACCTTGACCAATTAGGCAATAAAGCCAAAGCAGCAAGCACCGTTTATGAAAAACGACTCGATGACAACCTAGCCACGATTAAGCGTGATATCGCTGAATCATTAAAAGAACCCGCTTCAACCTCTCCTGGTGGCAAAGAAGAGCAAGCGAAAGGAAAGAAAAAATGACAGAAGAAATGGATACCCCTCAAGTAGCCAATGATAATCCAAATACTAATGAAGCATTTGAAGGACCATGGCCTACACAAGAAGAGAGCTCCAACCAAAATACTGTAGAGGATGCATTTTTTGGCAGCCAGGAAACACCAGCAGAGGAGGCTCCCCAGCAAGGAACACCCGAACCTGCACCTCCAGTTCAGGAACAGCCTTATGAGGCTAAAAATGATGAGAAAAGATTTGAATATTGGCAGTCTCAAGCTGCTCAAAAGGAAAATCAATTAGCTCAAATGCAACAACAAGTAGATGCTATTCAACAGAATATGCAACAGCCAGTTGCTCAACCTGAACCTATGGAGGAATCTTTTCCTGAACCTCCCGAAAAGCCCGGAAGACCTAGAGGATTCTCTAGAGAGGAAGCTATGAGCGACCCATCTAGTGATAGTGCTAGGTATTTAGATGATCTAGAAGATTGGCGTGATAATACAAATGATTATAATGCCGCTAAGCAGGAATACAATCTTGCGCAAATACAAGAAAAGTATGATGCACAGGAACGTATTCGTCATGAAGATATTCAAAGACAACAAGCTGCTCAGGCACAGGTTCAACAAATGCATGAAGTAAAAAGCCATTTAACTGGCCATTATGCAATGCAAGGTGATGAAGCTGATCAATTTATACAGGTCATGTCAGACCCTAGTTCATTAAGTCTAGATAATTTAGTTCAACTGTATAGAATGCAAAATAGTCAACCACAGACTGAAAATGCAGGTCCTAGTCAGGCATTTCGCCAGGCACAAAGGGCTCAGCAAATACCGTCTCCTATGGGAGTACAAACAGGTCAAGGTGGTGGAAATGATGCAAGAAGTGCAGAGGACTCTATTATGGACAATATGATATCGGATTTTAAAAGTAAAAATCCGTGGTAACCAACCCTACTCGAAGGTTCGATAATAAGATTGATTTCTTTAGAGCAGTTGAGAGAGGGTAAATAGAGGTATTAAAAGATGGCAAATGTCTATTCAAACGGGACAGGACAAGGTGCTAACTTTACAGGCGAAAGCCTAAATAATACTCGTAGAAAGTTTAATTTTGGTGATAGGGTTGCCGAACTTGCACCTCAGCAAAGTCCTTTCTTCGTGTATTTAAATAAAGTAGCAAAAAAGCCCACTAATGACCCCGTGTTCAAGTTTCTTGAGCAAAGACATCAGTGGCAAAGAAGGAACATGGAAGTCCATGCTGCTTCAAACTCTCATAGTGCAGCAGTTGGTGCAGATATGGGTGTTAATCTTCAATTAAAATGTGGATATGATTCATATGGTAAAATACAAGCAGCTACTGCTCCTACCTTTTTAGTAGGTGGAATGGTAATTGCTGTAGAAGCTGATGATGGTAATGTCTATAGATTTAAAATCGATGAAGATGCAACTATTTCAACTCATGGCACAGATGGTACTAATGGCTATGCTCAAATTGATACTGGCGAAGCAACTGTAGTAGGAACAGCAACATCTTCTACTAGTTTTGCAGCTGGTAATAAAGCGCAAGTTGTTGGCAGTGCATGGGCTGAAGGAACTGATGCTCCTATAGGCTGGGAAGATAAGTTATTTGACAGAGAAGGATATTGTCAAATATTTAAAACTGGTATGAATCTTTTCTCTGGAACATCTAGAGCTACTGAGTATAGAGGTATTAAAAATGAGTTTCAAAGAATCTGGCAAGATAAACTTATGGAACATAAAATGGATATTGAACAAGCTATGTTATTTGGCTATGGTTCAATAGATGTTGATGGAACTATCGGTGGTACAGCAAATACGGGTTCTCCATTAAGAACAAGTTGGGGTATAATACCTTATACTGAAACTTATGGAAAAATGTACAGTATGAGCTATGCTTCTTCTGGATATGATGCTTTCTTGGATGCAATGGAAGATTTCTTTGCACCTGAAGGTGGAAATTCTGGAAATAAGTTAGTTCTTTGTTCTAGAAAAGTTATTACTTATTTAAATAAAATGGGTAGTGGTTCTTTCTTAAATAATTCTGTAGGCTCTTCTCAATATCGATTAGACGTGCAAAACATAAAAGGTTCTTTCGGGCATTCAGTAACAATGGTAAATACAATTTTTGGTAATTTACATTTTATTGCTGATCCTCTATTAAGAGGCCCTTGGGAAAATCATTGTGTTGCAGTTGATATGAAAAATGTAGCATATAGACCACTAATGGGTAATGGTATTAGTCGAGATACCTTCATTGAAACTAATGTACAGGACAACGGCGTTGATGGCAGACAAGATCAAGTCATCACCGAAGCTGGTCTTGAAATTAGTCTTCCTGAAACTCATGCAGTACTTAAGTTTTCTTAAGGGGAGGTAGATTATGGCTGTAATAGGAATAAATAGCGGTAGTATTACTGAAGGAACAACTCATGCTCAAGATTCTGCTTATAGTAGATGGATAGATAAAAGAGAAGGTGGAGTTATGTATTTAATAACACCTACTATTGATCCTACTGATACTGATGCTGAAATCGTTAGTCCGGGTATTGCTGGAGCTTTAGTAAATGGACAGAAAATTACGGTAGGATTTAATACTACCACAACTGGTAGTGCTAGTGTACAACCAGATTTTCATGTCGATGGTTCTATTGATGGTAAAAACTGGGTATTAGTAGGCTCTCAATTAGATGCTGATACTGAAGTTGATACAGCAGGTGTTCAACTTCATGCTGTTGATTTATCTACTTATAACTTACCATGGTATAGACTTGCATTTAATGCTGGTAATGATGATATAACTACTTGGCAAGGAGTTTTCTTTGTTGGTGGTTTAGCTGGCGGAGGAAATGTTGGTATAGGTACAGTTGGTGGTGTAGGAGCTGATCCATCATAATGATGTAATCGTTAGGGGGTCTTTATGGCCCCCT